TAGCCGTGGACGGTCACGTCCGAGTAGCGAGCACGGGAGACCCGCATCCCGACGATGGGCACGGCCCCTCCGGGACCGCCCACGGCATCGTTGAAGACCGTGCCCCGGTAGGCGATGGGCCTGCTCGGGTCCACCGCTCAGACCCTCTGGATGATGCGGATGCGTTTCCTCAGGCGGTCCCAGTGGGCCATGTAGAAGTCGGCCATCTGGGCGACCTGGTTGGGGCTGACATCGCTGTTGAGCGGGTTGGTGCGCCACTGCTGGAAGAGTGCGCGGTCGTTCTGGAGCCGCTGGTAACCGGTGGCCGTGGCGACCGCCCGGACAGCGTACTCGCACTCGGCGTTGCCGTCGAGCACGTCGGCGTCCAGGTGCATCGTGGCCCGGGGCCAATAGCCCCACACGTTCAGGGAGTTCAGCGCGGCGTCCAATGGGCCCACGAACTCCGGGAGATAGAGCACGCCGCCGTGGTAGTCCCAGCCACTCTGGGCGTGGTTCTCCAGGGCGTTGACGCGGACCCCGAAGACGGTGACGCCCTCCTTGACCACCTCCACCCTGAAGATGCTCGTGGCGCCGATGATGAAGGTGCGCTGGTCGGCCAGCGTGACATCGACGCTGATGCGCTGCTCCTTGGGATAGACGCGGCTGACCTCCAGGATGCCGATGTTGATGAGGTCATCGACCTCGGCAGCCAGGAAGGTCTGGGCCGTTGGGTCACGAAGGTCTCGCTGGACGCTCGTGCGGAGTGACACCCGTGTGGGTGGCGAGTAGGCCATGGCGCGTCAGGGAGGCCAGGGCCCGAAGGCCCCAGCCTCCCAGCCTCCTCTTAGGCGTTCAGGTCCAGGGTCCCAGCGTGGGTCTCGACCTTGCCGTAACGGGGTCCACCAGCCGCGACAACCTCAAGGGTCTTCGAGCCCCACATGCCCTTGTAGCCCACGAGGGCTGCCTGGGCCAGGGGGTCCGCATGGTCGCCACCGGGGCGGACCATGTAGGTCTCGATGGACTGAAGGTCGCCAAAGGCGAAGTAGTCAGGGCCGAAGACCACCGTGTTGAAGGTGTCCGGGCCGCCGACGTTGACGGTTCCGACCGTGGTCTCGATGAAGCGGATGCCGAACATCCGCCCAATCTCGCCGCTGAAGAGCTGTTCAGGTGCGCCGTACTTCGACGCATCGAGCCAGCCGCCGACAGCCGTGTCGGACTGGAGGTCGTGAGCCACGACCGGGTGAACCATGGCGATGTAGTAGCCGTCCGGGAAGGTCGGCACGTTGAAGGTCTTGAGCTGGGCTGCCCACCTGCGGATGTCGCTGGCCGCGAGGCCAGCACCAGCCACGGTGAGGGTGATGCCCGTGCCTGCCATGACGGCCGTGGCGATGGAACGGTCCACCGTCATCAGGGCGTCGAAGGCCACCTTCTCGGCGGCCGTGCTCATCAGCTCGTGGGGCGAGATGCCGAGGGCCACGTCGGTCAGCCTGACGAGGCGCCCACGCTGCGCGACACCGAACTCGCTGAAGCCGATGGTCAGGGCCTCAGCGGTCGGCGCGGTGCCTTCCACGGTGATGAGGCTGTCCTGCACCGGGAGGTCCCCGTAGGCGATATGCCTGACGAGGTTCGTGCCCGGGATGAGCCTGGCGCTGAGATACGCGCCGGGGACCAGCCAACGAGCGGTCTTCCGCAGGTTCTCCAGCAACTTCCTGACGACCAGAGCCGTGACGGTCTGGTCGAAGTTGGCGGTCATCGCTGGCGCACCAGCGTGGGCTAGGGTATCGCTAGCACCGGTTCCAAATGAGACTTCTGCCATGAGAAGCTACCTCGGGCCAAGTTGCCTCAGGAAGTCCGGGGCCAGACGGGCTAGGTCTGCCTCCAGTTCCGCGGAGGTCTTCTCGCTGAGGGGCTTGGGGACAGCGGTCGTCCTGGGGGCCGTCGCGGGAACCATGGTGCGGGTGGCCAGCGGGCCTTCTTCGAGAGCCCCCGGCGTCAGCCGTGACTCCAAGCCTGCCAACTTCGCTTCGTCCATCGCCACGAAGACCTCGGGGTCGAGCGCGTCCGCCGCTCCTGGGTACTTGGCCTTCCGCACCGCTAGCGCGTAGGCGATGTCCCGCTCGGCGAGTTGCTTCCTGAGTCGTTCGTTCTCTAGCTTGACGGCATCCTGCTCGGATGCGGTGCGACCGTCGCTAGCCTTGGCTTCGGCTTCGAGGGCGGCTATCTGCTGACGGAGCGTCTTGGCCTCGGCGGCGTGTGCCCGGTCCTTTTGGGAGACCCGGTTGCGCCACTCCGCTTCCACTTGCTCGACGGTGGCTTCCTGCTGCGACCCCTCGGCCGGTGCCTCTGGGGTGGCTGTCTCGGTTGCGACCGCCTGCTGCGCGTCTGTCACCTGTTACTCCTTACGATACACCCACTGGTGGGACTAATGGAAGAGGCACGTCAGAGTCGGTCTCATCATCTGCCTCATCCGCTGCGAACAACCCCGTCAGGTCTCCGATGGCCTTTGACAGGTCGCCCGGTGCGCGTCCCGGCCCGAACGCATATTGCAGCGTGTCGGTGAGCGCCCGACCGGTGTCTTCGAGCGAGACATCCTGACCCGACATGGACTGCGAGGCGAGCCTACGTGACCAGGCCGGGATGTTGACCGGTAGGTTATATGGGTTCCCGGGCAGTAGCAACTCAAGGAGATGCAGCATCTCCGGGGTGTCCTTCACCAGCTCGGCGATGCCGCTGTCGGTGTTGAGTTCGAGCTGCACGGCGTTGTAGACGTGGTTGGCCATGGCGACCCCTGCGAAGGGCGCATCGACACCAAAGGGCTTACGGACCAGGAAGCGCAAGAGTTCGGGCAGGACTTTGCCCCACATGTACGAGAGCGGGTACATCCCCAGATAGGGATGGTTCAGGCTGCGTTCGAGCCACGTCCGTCCACGCTTGAAGAAATGCACCCGGTAGGCTTCTTCCTCGGCCGCCACCCATGCCTGTCGGGCAGCCTCGGCCAGCATGTACTCCTGGGCATCCCAGACCGCCATGTTGCGACCGTGGACCTCTGGGCTGAGCGAGTCGAACATCGACATGAGCCGTGCGTCGTATCCGCCATGCACCTTGCCCGTCTTCTGGCCCCAATCGGCATACGCGTTGAAGACCTGATGCAGACGCAGGCTCGGGTCAGGTGCGATGCCCGAGCCCATGTACTGCTCGAAGTGCGCCGCCACCCACTCCTCGGCCTTGCGGTCGAGCGTGGCGCTGGTCGGCTTCTTGCGCTTCGTGGCCTTGCCGTAGATGTCGTGGATGGCGTTGATGGCGCTGGGCTGGAGGTTCCGGGCGAAGACGTGGAAGTTCTCGTGGACGAGCGTCGTCAGGTCGGCCGTCTGCCGGTTCAGGTAGAGGTCGGCTCGATGCTGGGCGACGAAGGCGGTGGCGCCAGCCCAACCACGCCCTCGTCGCTGACCGTAGGCATCGTCGGGGAGGGCACCTGAGAGTTCGCCCCTTGGGGGGACACGGCTGCTGCCGAGGGCGGGCTTGCGGGGCTCTCGGACGCTGCGGTCAAGGGGGTAGAAGGCGCGAAAGTGGCGAACCCCTCGGCCCGCGGCATAGGCGTCCGGGTCCGCTCGCTTGAGGGCTTCGCTAGCAACCGCTTGGACGGTCGCCATATCCCGACCGACCATCTCTCTTGCGACATCGGACCTCCCTCTGGCCTCCAGCCTCTCGACGTAAGCTCGGCCCATCTCCTGACGGTAGGCGGCGCCCTCGTCCATGCCACCGGCCGTCAGCTCGACGGCCCGGGCCTGGTCAGCACCCCAATCGTTGTAGTTCTGCACGACGGTGTGCAGGCGGCGCTCGATGGCTACCGGGACTGCCGCGTCCAGCTTCGCCTCCAGCGCCCAGGAGCCATCCTGGAGCTTGGCGAGGATAGCATTGGGCAGGGGCACGGCTGCCTCGAAGCCAGCGGCGTCGGTGCCCACGGGCACCGTGGCGTACAGGTCGGGCTGGCCCAGGTCGTCGTGCGTGAAGACGCTGCGGACAGCGGCCGTGTCGCCCTCCCGGCTGGCCACCATGTGACCGTTCCACGAGAAGCCATCCTGGCCCTCAATCCACTCACCGAGGGCATCCAGGGTCTCGGCGTCGTAACGCTCGGGCACGAAGTCGATGGCCCACGAGTCATTGGCACTGGAGAACAGCGTGCGGGGATTGGCGGCCTTGGTGCCGAAGATGACCTCCTGGTGCGTCAGGTAGCCGAGGTAGTCGATGGCATCCTGCACCTGGTCTGGGCTGCCCAGCATCTCCCAGGACGTGTTGGGCGAGAAGGTGTACTCATCGGCCGAACGACGCCAGCCACCGCGACCGGGGATGACCCGGGTGATGGTCACGCCCGTGGCGTCGGCCACCATGGGCGCCAGGGCGGTCGCCATCTCGCCGGTCACCATGTCCTGGGCGTTGGCGTTGGCACGGTGCAGGCCCAGCTCCTCGTAGAGCGGCGAGTTCACGGAGGGCAGGGTCTCGAAGGCCACCTGCGCGGCGTTCTGGTGGAACATGTCGAGCGGGCCACCCGGGTCCACGCCCAGCGCCTTGTGGATACGCGTCCAGGAGATGGACTGCACGTCAGCCGCGGTCCAGGGGTTGCCGTTGGCGTAGGAGCGGCCCTGCCAGCCCTCGCCCTGGCTCAGCTCATCCGCTAGGCGGTTGAGCTGTAGGAGAACGTGCTCGTATTCCGCCGCCGTGGGGGGATTGCCGGTCTCCTCCCTGAGGGTCACGCCGTGCTCGCGCTCGAAGGACTCCTTCTTCTGGCGGTAGACCTCCACCGAGTCCTTCTCGGAGCGGTGGTAGACCCCGGTCTCCAGTTGCGCCGCCACCAGGCCCTCGGCCTCGGAGACCTGGCGGTCACGGGCAATCTTGGAGGCCAGGTAGCCCAGGTACTCGCTGTCGATGAAGCCACGCTCGCGCATGACCCAGATATCGACGGCCGCTGGCTGCAATGGCACCACGGAGCCATCGAGGCGCCGGAACATCTGGCGCTCCCCGCGCATGAAGGTGCGCTCCGAGTTGCCCAGGATGGAGTCGAGGAAGTCGAGCAGCTTGGGGCCGAGCCCGTGCGCTGACAAGCCGCCCTCGAAGTCCTCCAGCATCCGCCAGAGCTGCGTGCGCTGCGGGGTGAAGGCAGCCAACGGCCGAGCCCCCGGTCGGGCACCGCGCATCACGTCGTCCATGACGCGCACGATGAGCCCGAGGCCGTCCCGCGGGCTGATGCGGGACTGCGTGGCGCCCCAGGCCGTGGCCATGCGCGCCGTGACCTCCTGGCGCAGGACCCCCAGGTCGCCCTCGGGGTCGAGGCCCTTCAGGCTGGGCATCTTCTCGTTCATGGCCCGCGCATAGAGCCTGACGTTCTCGTCGCTCATCATCTCCACGACGCCCGTGAAACGCGGCATCAGCTCGCGGTAGAAGCCCGACATGGCCTGGATGCTGGCCTCGTCCATCGAGGTCAGGGCGTCGAGCTTGAAGTCATCGGCTCCCACGGAGCCCGTGCGAACCCCGGCGACCTCACCGACCAGGGGCTGCTGCGTCAGCTTGGGGATACCCTCGGATGCGCTATCGCCAGCCTTCCGGTGTGCCGAGATAGCTGAGTGCGGGGTATCGGGAAGAAACCCCTGCGCCCGAGCCAAAGAACCCACGACGCGGGGGTCGTCACGGAGAACCTTCGGGATGCCTACGTCTTCGGCATACCGGTCGAGCACCTTCAGGTAGGCGTTATAGGGCAGTCGGGATGCGCTGTCCAGCCAGCGTGTCGTGCCCGTGAAGTGACGGGCGACGTACTCGTCGGTGGTCAGCCCCTCGGTCACCGCTCCCGCTTCAATCAAGCCACGCTGGAGGTCTTTGCCAAGGGGCACGCTGGCTGAGTCGGGAAGCTCCCTGGTCACGTCGTCGAGCAACTGCTCGACATCGATGCTGCGAGCCACATCCCAGGCCCGGTTGGCGTACTCGGACGTGTAGCCCTCGCCCATCAGCTTGTTCACGAACTGGTACTCATCGACCTGACCGGCAGCGATGTCAAGCCTCAACGCCTCGCCCGAGTCCGACCCCCACCAGCGGGCGAGGTGGCTCTTGCGGATGCCATCGACGCGCCCGATGTCCTCGGGACGGGCACCGTCCCAGAGGTGGATGTTCGTGCTGGCCCGGTCGGGGTCGCGGAACTGCTTGTGCTTGAGGTCGCGCCACACGACCTCCTCGCGGGTGAGCGGCACCAGCTCGCCGTTCCTGGCCGCCAGCTCGTTGTGGAACGCCTCCAGGCGCGAGTAGCGCGTGGGCTCGATGCGGTCCCACATGGCGATGGTCTGGTCGGCCCAGAGCTTGCGGGCCAGCAACGAGTAGTTCAGCATCTTGACCTCGATGACACGCCCAGTGCCTCGGGTCAGCTTCGAGAACGTCTTGGCGAAGGCCGTCTTGGGGCCCGCGTTCTGGCGCATCATGTGCGCGCCGATGGTGCGGAACTCACGGTTCTCAAGGCCCTCGGTGAGGTGGAGACCGCTGTTCATGGCGTCGATGACGGCCAGTTGCTCGACGGCATCCTCGGTCATCCGGCGGCCGTACTTCTGGCCTCGCAGGATGTTGAAGAAGTAGGGCTCTATCCACTCCTGGATGAGGAAGATGGGGTTCAGGTTGAAGCGGATGAGCGGGTAGACCTTCTCGGCCAGGATGCTCATGTAGTTGCCGTGCTCGGCGCTCTGGGTCTTCATCGCCCCGGTGAGCTTGGACGACCAGCCCACCTGCATGATGTCGCCCTCCATCGCCATCGCCGTCATCATCATCAGCCCACGGTCGCCAAGGGACTTCTTGGCTTGGGCCGAGATATCGGCCGTCCGCACGATGTCCGCGTACTCGGCCTGCGTGAAGGAGCGCATCGTGGCGTGGCGCTCCGTGGCTGCCTGCCGCAGGGCGCTCCAGATGCCCGCGCTCGTGGCACGGTCATGGCCGAACTCGCGGGCACCGATACGCATGAAGCGCCTGCGGTTGGCCTGCATGATGTTCTCGGTGCGGATGGGCGTCATGAGCATCTGCCGGAAGACATCGAAGCGCGTGGGGGCTTCGAGCCCGGGTGTCGGGCTCACGTCGATGTCCATCCAGGGCGAGTAACCCACCAGGTTGCCCTCGGAGTCGGTCACCGCACGCCACGCCTTGTCGGGCGAGGGGGCCAAGCCGACCCGATAGCCGCCGCCATCAAGCCGAGCCGCCGAGTCAGTCAGGTACTGCGCGGCGGTGGGCGCCAGCTTGACGACATCCTTCTCCGAGATGGCAGTCACGAAGCGCTCGTTCTTGATGCCGTCCTCCAGGTAGACCCGCACCCGGTTCAGGAAGTCGAGGTCGGTCGGGTCCATGGTCGAGGAGGCGAAGTTGCGGCTCAGCTCGTGGTAGAACTCGACGGCACTCCTGACTGCGGCGGTGTCGTTGGCGGCGATGTCATCGAGGAGCGTCTTGGCATCGGCAGAGGTGAGCGTCCGGGGGCCGATGATGGTGAGTCGATTGACCTGGGAGTAGGCTTCCTGCCTCTCGCCCAGGGTCTTCTTGGCCTTCTCCCTTGAACGCGCCACCTTGGCTCCCTGGAGCCTCGCCTGGGCAGCCGTCATCGAGCCCTCGGCCACCTGGGCGTCGAGCTTCTTGGCGTTCACGAAGTCGCGGGTGACGGCGCCCCAGTGCATGTCGTGGATGAGCGAGATGAGGTCTTCGTCGGCCTTGCCCACGATGCGGCGGGCCGTGTCGATGTCCACGTCCAGCACGTAGGCGAGCTGCTGCACCGCCCGCTCCCCGAAGCGCGTCACCATCTGGTTGTCGTAGTAGGCCCTTTGGCCTGCCTCGTCCAGGCTGGCGTCCACGTCAGGGACCGGCGCGTACCTGACCCGCTCGACGTGACCCTGCACCTCCATCGAGAGCATCGAGTCGTCGAACACACCATCCCGGTAGCCCTTCTCCAGTTGGGCCGACACCTCGCTCGGGGTGAGATGGTCGGGCATCATCGTGGCGCTCTCGCCACGGCCCCAGATGCGCTGCGTCTTCGAGAGGTTGTCCATCATCAGGCTGCGCTCGGCGTAGGCCACCGACCGGCCCGTGGCATCGATGGCCTTCTCCCAGGCCGCGTCATCGACGTTCTCTCGGATGGAGCGGAAGAGGCGGTGCGAGGTGCGGATGTCGTGACCGGCCATCCAGCCATTGGCAGCCTTGTTCGAGAAGCGCTTGCCAAAGACCTTGGCTATGTTGTCGCGCCCAAAGAAGCCAAAGGGTGAGTTGATGGCCTCGCTGACCCGGGCGGCAGCCTCGACTGTGGGAGATATCCAGACCTTGGCCTGGTCTCGCCGGGACATCTTCGAGGTCACGTCATCGACCAATCGACCCACCTCGGGGGTCGCATCCCGCATGAAGGTGCTGCCGATGCGATAGGCCGAGTCCACATTGGGCCGATGGCCCATCTTCCCGGCCAGGTCCCCGGCAGCCTCGGCCACCTCGGCGGCCCGCCAGGCGCCACGCACGATGGGGTCGGTCGAGACCTGGGCAGCCTGGCTCACGAGGGCCAGCCTGCGAGAGAGCGCCCCGGCCTTCACCGCCCTGAGCGCGATGCCGGTCCCGATGCCCGCCACGATGGTCGGGTCGGTGAACATCTCGAAGACCATGTTCACCATGGGGTCGTTGGTGAAGCCGAAGCCGAGGTTGACTATCTCGTCGAGGAAGCGGTCCTTGCCCGCCTGCCCCTGGCCGAACTCGCCCGCCACATAGCGCCTGCGGACGTTCTGAAGCTCGGGATGCAGGCTCTCCTCGGGCTGGGCCATGACATCATCGAAGCGGTGCAGCTCGCTCGACCCGGCAACCGTGCGCTCGATGACGTTCTGACCGGCCTCGAAGAGCATGAGGGCTCGTTCGACGATGGAGGCGTCGGGCATGATGAGCGGGGCCAGCACCTGGGGCAGGTGCATGACGGCAGCGAGGTCGCCCTGATGCGAGCGCACGTACTGCGACATGCGCCACTCGGCCTCCAGCGGCGAGGCTTCCATGGCCACCTTCATCCGAGCCTTCTCCTCGGTCATGGGCAGCAGCTCGAACGCCTGCTTCGTGTCGGGCTGCCAGGGCAGGGGGACGTGACCGAGGGCTTCGACGGGCACATCCACCAATGCCCCCACGCCCGAGGCCGCGGCGATGGCGGGGTCTCGGAGAAATCCCGGCAGCGGCGTCGTGACCAGGCCCATGAGCCCGCCCAGGATGTTCGACACGAGCGACTGGTCGGTGCCCAGCCAGGTCTTGGGCCGCTGCGCTGGCGGCACATCGTCGGAGCGCACCACGTTGGACATGCGCGGCGGTGCGACCGAGATGGAGAACTTGCCCAGGTTGGCCAAGTCCTCCCCGGGCACCGGGGTGCCCACCGAGGCCGGGTCGATGCTCTCGAAGCCGCGCTGCTGGCGCATGTAGTCGGTGGTGGGAAGGTAGCCGCCGTTGTGCGATAGCCCGCGGTCGGCCCTGCCCTGACCGGCAGGCCACGAGGCCGAGCTGTCCCACCGAGGCTCGAACGGCGCATCGAGGGGCGGCGTCCACTCGGGGACGTACTTGCTGAAGTCGGTGCCCACGTCAGCGCCTCACGGCACCACGGGGCTGTTGCCCGTAGATGCCCAGCAACTCCTCCCGGGTCGGCTCGCGCCGTGGCGCGGGCTGCTGTCCGTAGATGCCCAGCAGCTCGTCCTGGGTCGGGGGCACGTAGCGGAAGTTCGGCGCCGAGGGAGCTGCCGCCAGGGGCGGGGAAGGCGGCAGCCCGGGCACCTTCGGGGCGTTCAGCGAGCCGGGACGGCCGCCGCCGCCCATCCTGAGCTGGGGCCGCCCGAGGTCCATGAGCGACTGGCTGAGCTGCGAGGGCACCTTCACGCTGGGCTGCCTGATGGGGGCAGGTGGGGCTCCCCTGGCCTGGAGCGTGGGCTGACGCTCCTCTCCCAGGCCAGGGAGCCCGTTGGGGGTCTTGATGCGCGGCTCGCCACGGATGGGCTGCGGCTCCTTGGGGGCCCTCGGGAGGTCGCCCACCTCGACGGGTGCTCCCATCGAGCCGAAGGCCCGCGAGAGGGCCTTGGCGGCACTGTCCACGGCATCGATGGTCCCGGCCACCACGTCCCGACCGGCCAGCCTGATGCTCTCTCGCTCGATGGGGTCTCGCCCCGTGGTCTCGGCCATGAGGTCCCAATCGCGCCACACGATGTCCTGGGCGCGCTGACGACCGAGGGACGCCCCGGCGTCGAGCCTGGGGTTGTCCGAGCCCTCGGTGGCCCGGATGGTGTCGATGACCGGGCGGTCGGCAGAAGCCATCTTGATATCCCACGACGCCTGCGCGTCGGCCAGCCCGGGACCCAGCATCCCGGGCTCGTAGACGACGGCCGCCATGACCTCGGCGGCATGAGGCGCCCAGCGCTTCATGTCCTTGGGCTCGATGGAGGCGATGAGGCTGGAGTTGGACGAGAGCACCTGCGAGGTCAGGACGAGCTGGCCCTGCACCATCAGGGCGTCTGTGCCGGTCGAGCCGGGAAGCATCGAGCTGATGAGGCGCACATTCTCGACCGCCTCGGTCTCGGCTGGCCCGTAGAGGTCTTCCAGGCGGGTGTCGATGCTCTGGGTGATGGCCCGGATGGCTTCCTGGTCGATGGGCACGGCCGAGAGGGCATTGGCCTCGCGGACGACGCCATCCTCCTCGATAAGGCCCGCACGCTGAAGCTCGTTGGCGCGGGCCAGGGCGCGCTGCTGGCGCATCGCCGTCAGGTCGCGCTCCTCCTCGGGCACGCGAGCGATGTCGGCTTCGCGCTGGCTCGCCAGGGCTGCCCCGTAGTCCGGGCCCTGCTCGAAGATGGTGCGCTGCCGCTCGAAGAGGCGCTGGTCCTGCGAGACCGAGATGAGGCCCACGCCCTCCGAGCCCGCGTGGGGCTTCAGGACGATGCCGGTGGCCTCGAAGATGTCGGCCCGGGTCCATTGCCAGCTCACGGTGCCATCGGCGTTGGCGAGCGGGCGGCCGTAGAGCTTCTGGTTGTCCCATTCCGCCACGTACCACTCTGGCGGCGTGTTCGGGGTCGAATAGATGGGGGTGAGCGGCGCGGCCACCTTGATGAGCCGCCCATCGTCACCGATACGACCCACGAGGGCCTGCCCGTAGGGGTTCAGGGGCTCTCGGGTGAGGTCTTTGACGAGGTACTTCTTCTCGTAGTCCAGGCGCTCGCCAGCCGGTCGGTCGGTGTAGTCAGGCGAGCCGGTCGGGACGATGTAGCCCACGCCCGAACGCAGCAGCTCGGAGTCGGCCACGACCTGCTTGGCGGTCTCGCCGACCTCGACCAGGGAGGTCGAGCCGCCCCACACCGGACGGGCCCCGGTGGCTGCCGCAGTGGCCGTGACCCCATTGAGGGCGTCGATGGTCTGCCTGACCTGACCGGCAGCCGCCTCGTCGCCCGCCTTCATGTACTTGTGATAGGCCCGCCAGAGGTCGTTCTGCATGTGCTGGTTGGCTTCCAGCTCCTGCTCTGGGTCGCGGGCATCGAGGAGGTCTTCCTGCCAGTCCTGGTGACCGTCCATCACGTCGTCGCTGGCCGAGAGCCTGACATCCAGCTTCTTGTAGCCACGGGCGAGCTGCAACGTCTTGCGATACTGGAGGATGTACGAGTCCATGTCGCCGTCGTAGGCGCGGGCCGCGGCTATCTGGAGCCTGGCGCCCTGCATGGCTCGGTCGGACATGCGCTCCAGGAAGTCGAGCGAGAGCCCGCCGCCCCAGAGGTCACCGGGCATGTTGCGCTTCAGGTAGCCGCGCAGGTAGCGCCAGGCCGGGTCGTTCTGGATGCCCGCCGCCAGGGCCTCCCAGAGCTGCGCCGACTCCCCGACACCCATGGCCAGGACCGAGCCGCCATCGGGGATGAAGCCACGCGACTGCGCGTAGCTGTTGAGCGCTTCGGCGACGACCTGCATGGGCATGACGTACTCGCGCTGGATGGCCTCGATGCGAGCCTCGTAGAGTTCCGCGTCAGTGGGCCCGTCCTTCTCGGCCAGGGGGCCCTTGCTGCGCTGCTGCGCGATGTGCGCGGCGCGGGAGTATTGGGCAGCGCTCGACATGAGGTCCCGGTACGCGGCGCTGCGACGTGGCAGCTTTGCCGCCCAGGAGGTATAGAAGCCACGCATCTCGGCATTCGCGGCGTTCGTCGCCAGGGCGGCCTCGCGGGCGCCCCGACGGGTCCTGGTGTCGATGCTGGCGATGCGCGCCAAGGTGCGCTGGAAGTCGAGGTTCTGCTTCTGCTCGGCAATCTTGAAGCCGTACTGCCAGAGGCGGTTGTTCCATTCGTCCCACAGCGGGTCGTCGCGCTCCAGCTCGTCACGTCGGTCGCGGATGTGGTCGAGCAACATGGCATCGCTCACCTGCTTGCCCTCGTAGCGACCGCCGTTCTCCCAGGCATCGAAGATGTTGTCGTCCTGCTGGCCGCGGTACTGGTTCATCATCGCCACCAGGGACGAGGTGAGGTCAGGGGCCTCGGCGGGCATCCGCCCGAAACGACCGACGCGGGCCATCAGGGGACCTCGTTAGGCGGGACCGGTGGCGGGCCGATGGGTTGCTGGAAGAGCAGGCGGTTGGTGGGCTCGCCGCCCTTTATCATCTGCTGGCTCGCGGCGTTGAAGCCCTCTCCGGCAACCGGTGCGCCGCCACCGGGCGGGGGTGCCCCGGGCGTCAGGGCCTCGGGCGGCATGACGGCCTGCTCGCCCGCCCCGTTCATCATGGGCTGCCCGCCCGGAGCCGCCTGCGCCGCCTGCGCTGCCAGGGCTTGCAGGGGGTCTCCGGGGGGCGTCTGGGCCTGCTGGGGGCCCTGCATCTGCATCTGCGTCATCTGGAGCTGCTGGAGCTGGCTGGCAAGGGCCGCCTGGGTCTGCACGTCGGCCGGGAAGAGCGAGGCGTCGGTGCGCTCCTCCTTCACCATGTCCACCTCGGCCTCGGGGTCCTCGACGCCCACGGCATCCATGCCACGACGCAGCGCCCAGAGCTTGCTGTTGACGTTGTTGGCGGCCATGGTGGCGGTCTCCAGCTCGTCACGCGGCGTCAACGAGGGCGGTGTGACGATGAGCCGGGAGGCGGCCTCGAAGGCGGCCTTGACCTCGGGGTTCTTGTTGCCCCAGACGCGTACAGCGAGGTCCCAGACCTGGGAGCGCCAGCGGTAGAAGAGCTTGCGGCGCATCGAGATGCGCGCCTCGTAGTTGGCGACCAGGGCGTTGATGGCCTTGCCCGAGCTGAGCACCTGCGCTGGCGCGAGCCCTCGGAGGAGGTCGTTCAATCCGCTCACGTCGCTGAGTTCGCGGTCGATGCGCGAGAGGTAGTCATCGAGCTGGAACTGCGGCATCCAGGGCTCAATCTTCTCGATGCGGTTACCCGCCCCGGGGGCCACCACCTTGTCAGGCTTGGGCTCCAGGCCCACGGGCACGCTATCGGGTGCCTCAGCCCCGGTGAGCTGCCAGAACTGCCCGCCCACCGACTTCGCCACCATCGTGCCGCCGTTGGACATGCGCTCGTCCTTCTCGCGGATGAGCTGTTCCACATCGAACAGCTCGCTACGGCCATCGGGCACACCGGGGATGAAGGTGTTGAAGACGGGCACGAAGGGCAGTCGGCCGTCGTACTCGGGGAAGACCTCCTTGTGGACGAGGTGGTTGCCCACCAGCACGGCGTTGCACGTCTGCATCCTGGTGCGCCGACCTGGCTCGGGCTCCTCGACCGGCTCCCGCCACCAGTAGTCCAAGACCTCGACCATGTAGGCGTCATCACCGGTCAGCCAGTCGCGGTTGGTGGTCAGGTCGAAGCTGAGGGAGCCACCGCCGTAGCGGTTCCGCATGACGGGCATCCCGTCGTTGTTGATGTCCAGAGCCAGGCCGTACTCCTCGGCCGCGGTGAGGGGATGGATGCGGTAGCTGTAGGCCGCCCAGTCCAGCCTCAGGTAGTCGGTCGAGCCCCAGCCCAGCCAGAGGTGACGAGGCTGGTCGATGATGCTGACGGCCGGTCGGTCATCCTCCTCGCTCCACCACACCTTGGCCGCCGTGCGCCCGTAGAGCGCCTTGGTCGTGGCCGCCATGTGGCTCAGGGTCTCGAAGTCGGTCTCCTCCTTCCAGGCGAAGTAGACGCGTTCGACGGCACTCGCCAGCTCCCGGTTGGCCTCGTCGCGCGGGTTGGCGGCCACGATGTTCTCGATGGGCGGGTAGGACTGCAACGAGGCCGGGACATCGACGTAGACGGGGTAGACGTTGACGCTCAGATGCACCCGGCCCGGGATGGCCAGGTTGGGGTCGTCAGGCCAGTGGTCGGCACCGAACTGGTTGACGACATCGGGGTAGTAGAGGTTGTCGAAGCGGTTGCAGAGGTCTTGGAACCTCGACATCTCGGCGCGCTTGGTGTCCATGCGGGCGCTGATGGTGCGAAGGATGCTGGCGGCGTCCTCGTCGCCCATCTCCTCGGCGATGCGTCGGTTGACATCGACCGGATAGCGCCTGGGACTCAGCGCGCTTGTCGCTGTCTGGTACGCCGGGAAAGCACTCACGGCCTAAAGGTACCACGGGCTTATGGGCAAAGGACCCACCGAACACGTCTTCTCTAATAGTTCCTGTTGTAGAACTGTTAGAGAAGACGTGACTTTGGATACGCTCGCTTCAGGCGGTACGCCGTGAGTTCTTCCTGGGTTCTCTGGCGCTCTCTTTCTTTCACTATCACCGGGTTCTCCACAGGTTCTCCACCCTCACCCCAGAAGTCGAAGGGGGCTTCGTCGAGCGCACCCGCCATCTGGCGCATGATTTGCTTGACCGCGACCGCGAGGGCCATCACGGCGTCCTGCTCTATCTTGCGGTCCTCGATGATGTAGCCCAGGAGCTGCCTGCGGAGTTCGAGCCACGGGCCAGAGCGCGGGAAGCGCAACCTGCCCTGCTCGATGAGCGCCTTGAGGTCGGTGAGCATCCGCTTCTTGCGCCAGCGCGTGCCACCGAACTCGACCGAGCGCAGCGGCCACACGCCGTCGAGCATCTGCTTGAAGACCTTGCCGCCCATGCCCGTCGTATCGAGCGCTGTCTCGCACGTCGCACCGTCGCCGTTGTAGGACTGATGCACGCCCTTGACCAGGGCCGCCACGTCGGTGACGCGCTGCTTGCCCTTGCGCCGCTCGGCGCGGACCCCCGTGGCACGTCCCGCATCGGTGGCGTCGAGGGTGAGGCTCCACGTCGCGTCGTAGGTGACGGCCGGGTCCACGCCCTGCACGTAGCGATGGCCGCGCTCACGAGGGCTCATCTGCGGCAGCGAGTCCACGAACATCGCATCCACGGCCTTGCTGTCGAAGAACGCCTGCCTGCCCTGGATGAAGTACCCGTCCACGTTCTGGGGCACCAGATGCTCCGGGTAGCCCGCCACCATGCGCTCGAAGACGGCCGGGTCGATGC